ATCACAGATTGTGTTCCTTCGTTATAAAGAAGATGAGGACAAGCCATTAGTTTCTGTAGAGATCAGAGATTTCAAGATTGTCCAGGCTAAAGGATTTGCTAATCGTGATGTAAATAAACACGAGAAAGAAGCACTACACATATTTGCTAAACGTCATAAGTTAGGCGTATCTAATACTCTTTAGTTCACTAACTAGTGTGTAATTCATCTCCCCTACATCAGAGAGAATTTAGATTATGATATAATTAAGTTATACATAGTCTATAGCAGAATCAGGAGGTGGGTGATATGGCTTCAGGTAGTAAGACACGGACATCTTCCACGTATTTACAATGTACAGAGTGTAAGAATGTAGTGAAGATATACAGAAGGAAAAGTAGGCTTAAAGAAAAAGACCACGTTAAGCATATGTATTGTTTTAAATGTAAGGGTACTACCGCACATTTAGAAGTTAAAGAAGACGTTTTTATACCGTCTTGGATAGAAGAGTGGCAACAATCGGTTAGAGGAGAAGATACAGATGACAATTGAGAACAACGTAGACCCGCAGTATCTAGAGTTAGCAGCAAAAATCTTAAAGGAAGGTAATTACAAAGGTGATCGTACTGGAACAGGTACACGATCCATATTCGGAGCACAAATGCGCTTTGACCTTTCTAAAGGGTTCCCAATGCTGACAACGAAAAAACTTCCATTCCGAGTGATTGCGGAAGAATTATTATGGTTTATTAGTGGAAGCACGAATATGAAAGACCTATTAGATAAGAATGTTCACATTTGGGATGATGACGCTTATCGTTGGTATAAAGAATTAGGACGACCACTACCGAAGAAAGAGTTCTTCGATTGTATTAAAGAGTGTGGTTTTGACCTGGGCGCTATTTACGGAGCGCAGTGGCGTAACTGGAACAATGAAGGTATTGACCAGTTAAAGGATATTATTGAGCAGGTCAAGAAAGACCCTGACTCAAGACGTATGCTTATGATTGCGTTTAACCCATCAGTACTTGGTAAAGTAGCACTACCACCTTGTCATTACGCATTCCAGTTATACGTAGCAGACGGTAAACTGAGTGGTATGTTTACAATGCGTTCTAATGATTTATTCCTGGGGCTACCATTTAACATTGCTAGTTATGCCCTATTAATCCACATCATTGCGAAAATGACAGGTTTAGCGGTTGGAGAGCTCGTATACTCATGCGGTGACGTGCATATTTATAACAACCATGTGGAGCAAATAGAACTGCAAATGACTCGTGAACCTAAGCCATTACCGACACTTAAAGTGAAAGCAGTTCATGAGAATATCGAGGACTATACGATAGACGACTTTGAGCTCATCGGTTATGAGTCTCATCCAGTTATCAAAGGCAAGGTATCGGTCGGACTAAAAGAAGAGGAGAAGTGAATCCATGACAGAGGTTAAGTTAGCTATTGCAGGTGAATTACGGTCAGGGAAAACTACGTTAGAGAAGTACGCTGTAGACAAATATGGTGTAGTACCTTTCGCATTTGCAACGGAACTTAAAGCAGGCTTTCATTACGAGTACCCTCACGTCCCTAGAGAACCGAAACCTCGTGAAGGCTACCAACTATACGGGCAGCTTAAGCGGTATGTGTTTGGTGCCGATTACTGGATAGGTCAGTGTGCAGTGGAAATCGAAAACATTCGTAGAGCTGCGGCAGCCTATAACATTACAGGCTCCGAAATAGCGTTCTGCCCACTGATTACCGATGTCAAGCAGCCTAATGAGTTCGCCTGGTGCCGCAAGGAAGGTTATAAGATCATAAAGCTATTAGCTTCAGAAGATGTTAGAGTGGAACGTTCTAAGGCAGAAGGGGACAAGTTTGATAAGAAGAACTTGTACCACGAGTCGGAGCTACATATCCACAACGAAGAATCAGACTTTGTTATCTATAATAATGGCACGTTAGAGGATTTATATGCCCAGTTTGATGAGATCATGACACAGATAAAGGGTGAACAACTAAATGGCTAAATGGATCGCATACGTACTGTTCCTATACTTTGCTTTTACGTTACCAATCGTTATACCATACCTTATGATGAGGTATAAGGCATGGAGACTGAGTAAAATCGAGTACGGTACACGTAAGTTAGAGAGTGGGGAAATTATCTTTAAAACTGAAGAAGCTTATTTCCTTGCAGTAGATGAGAAAGGCATCCCATTACTTATCGATGATGCAGAGGGCGCACGTCTATGGGAACAAGCTAAACCTTTATAATATGCAGCAATGCAGAGGACTAGACTATATCGTCTAGTTCTTTTTCTATATTTTATTAAAAAGTTGTTGACTAATGTACAACCACGGATATATACTAAATACAAGCAGTTGAGAGGAGCTTTACAGATGGAAATATCTATGATAGCAGCAAAAGGAAAGAACAACGAGATTGGCTTTGAAAATAAGCTGCTATGGCACATCAAAGAGGACTTTGAATGGTTTAAGGCACATACATACAACAAGCCCGTTATTATGGGTAGAGCTACATACGAGAGTATAGGAAAACCATTACCGAAGCGCATAAATGTTGTCTTGACCAGGGATAAAAATTACAACCCTGACCCATCCGTAATAGTACTTCCAAATGTGGAATCAGTTTTAAGTGAGTTTAAGAAGTACAGAGAAATAATGATTATCGGTGGAGAAAGCGTATACAAGCAGTTTCTACCATTTGCGAACAGACTTTATCTTACTGAAATTGACGCTGAGTTTACAGCGGACAAATTCTTCCCTGAATTTCCGTTAGAAGACTATCGTGAATGCTATAGTCGTAAAGGGGTAGAGGATAAAGGCTTCGATTACATGTTTAAAGTGTACCGAAAAAAATTAAAATGAGGGAGTGTCGAGTATGTACTTAGATAACGTAAAGGTTCGTTGGGATTATGTAAATAAAACAGATGGTTTAACGGTGGCAGAGCACTATGAATGGGGTAGACGTGACGATTTTGATAAATTACCGATCCTTCCGATTCTTACAATCGATTCAGAGTCACTACGTATCATCGAAACACGCCAGGATAAATTCCCTGATAGCGTCTTAGAAGAAGCGATGAGAAAGTTCACTCTACGTAACATGAGAGACCGTGATATGGATACGGATGATTACAATGTTCTATTGACAGACGGTCAGCGCTCAATTGTCGTGTCGGTTCATTTGTACAACAAAACAATTAACTGCTATGGACGATTACTAATTAAAGCAGAAAATCGTCTGTTCCGACAGCTTGAAGCGGAAGAACGACCGATTGTACAGAGAAATATTAAAGAAGAATTAGGCGAAGAACTGAACCCTGAACCAAAAGGATTCACACATTTAGAGTATGCACACATTGTAGGCACTACTCAAACAGAACGAGCAATGAAAAAATTATTACTTCATAACCTAACTTATTTAGAGGATACTGATAAGCCAGGACTTATCCGCTACTTCTATACTGGGTTATTCCCTGATAAGAAGGTTCCGCACAATAAATCGGATGCTAAGATGTTCGATGAAATGGTAGAATTTGTAAGACACGGTTGGACGGATAAACATGAACAATTCGGATCAGATGTTATCGGGTTTGTTAATAGCTATCAAGACAACTGGAACTCTCTTGTCAATCGAAAACGCAATTTAGATAGCGTGTGCTAGAATGGCTAAAACAGAGCTCACAGTACAAATGGAACAACAGATATACGGTGCGACCAAGAAGCAGGGAGTATTCGCTTGCTTCGAGGTTACTATCGGTTGGTGGGGCAAAGAACGTGTCGATTACTTAACGTATGATACGAAAGGCGTTTGGCGCTGCTACGAGATAAAGGTATCTGTTTCCGACTTCCGCAGTAAAGCCAACAAGACGTTCTGCGGGCACTTTAACTATTACGTAATGCCCGAAGAACTCTACGAAAAGGTGAAAGATGAGATACCTAGCCATATAGGAGTCTACATCGGTGGGCGCTTAAAGAAGAGAGCGAAGAAACAGGAACTAACAGTGGATGAGGAGATTCTTAAGAGTTCCCTCATCCGTTCCCTCTCTCGTGAAGCAGATAAGATGTACCGTAGTGACAAC